TCGTTGAGGTCGTCTATTTTCGAAAGCGCGATTTGCTCGACTTCCATTTCGAGGCGGTATCTTTTGCCGACTTGCCACTTAGCGATTTGCGGTAGCATATCTTCGCCTATTGAAAATGTGACTGGGATTTTGGCTTTAGAAATTGTGTTTTCCATCTATACTAATGTCGCTGTTTGCGGTTGCGATGTCAAGCTCTCTGCTGTTTGTTTAAGTGATTGAATGTATTGCTGAACGCGTTCTTTTGCGTCTTCTGGGAGTGCTTCAAATTCTGGACTCTGAACGAAGTTAAGAAATTCGCTTAAATAATTTTCGTCTATATTTTGGGGCTGGACGGCTTCGCCTTGTGTTAGGGACTCAATATCTTTTTTAGCGTCGGGTTCGGTTTCGGGCATATTGGTATCTGCGCCGATGAGTTTAGCGTAGCTGGCGTAGCCGTCTATTGATCCCTTGAGCCAAGCTAATAGCCTAGTAACGCGCGTCTTGGGGTCGGGGAGGTCTAAGTCTTCGGCTAGCGTGAGCGGGTCGATTGCTTTGGCGGAGGCTAAGTTTAGGGCGTCGGCTCGTCGCTGGTGCTTGTCAACTGAATTAGCCTTAACGTTAACAGATATGCCGTCGTCGATTTCGTCTTGCTTTAGGTCGAGGTAGATAACCTCCCCGTCTTCGCCCATACTTCGGATAAAGTGGGTTTCTTTATAGAAGAGCTTCATCATTTGGGTTGCCCAATTTGCCATTTCGTAAACCAGTCTTTGGACGACTAACTGCGAGGTATCGTCTGCGATGGTTAGGTTGCCTTCGCGGGATATTTGTTTTGATATGCCAGACTCTTGCGGTACAGCTTCTCCTCTTGTGGTACTGTTGGTGGCGAAGGTGCTGTCTATAGATCTCTCGTGCCTCGCCACGTCTTGCAGTAGGGTTTGGTCTACTGGTGTCGCCTGAATTGTCATCATCGCATCTGAAGCCTTTTTAGCGCCTTCAAGCCAAATACTTTCTCGCCGGTCTGGCGTGATGGCGGCTGCGGCTTCTTTGGTGATGTATTCTCCCGAAAACACGTTTCTTGGTATAGCATAATCGGCGATTTCCGTTATTTGTCGGTTGCGCCTATTAAGTATTTGCTGGTTGCTGATGGCTTGTTCAAAATCAGTTGTTTCGTCGACAGGGCCGCGCCCTAAATTGGCTACCGTTAAGAATATGTAGGGCTTGCGCGGGCGTTCAAAGTGGTTGCGGTAATAGTTTTGGACTATATATTCGCCGAGTTCGTTTTGCGCGACTTTTTCGTACCCTGTCCAGTCATAGTAAGGCGCCTTTTGTTTTTTTAGAACGGTTCGATTGTAAATCCAGGCGACGCCTTCATATTGTTTGCCTGAGTCAGAGTACCAGGTAAAGTGAACTTCCTTGTATTTGATTTTTGAAGCTAAGCTTTTTTTGTTCTGGTTGTAGCCGCTCAATTCTAGTATATTTTCTTTCTTGTCGGGGAATTTGGCTAATACGATAGATAGCGGCTCTTCTATCTCTTCTGCGATAAAATCTATGTTGTCGGCCGTGAATCCGTCGTGGGGGATAATAGCGGTATGGTCGAAGACGATTTTTTCGGGGCGAATCAGTTCGAATCTAAAGTCGCCGTTTTCTCCTTTGTTCGGGTCCCAGATGCACTTAACAATAGCGACAAAGTGTAGTTTATGCCGACGCAGAGCGTCTTTGGCGAGTCGCCTGGTTGCGTCTGATGCTATTTTGAGGTTTAAAAATTTTTCGAATTTTTTGGCTCGCTTTTGGCTTTCGCTGGAGTCGTTAGCCGGGCCAACTATGATGTCTGGCATGCGCCCTGAAGCTAGGGTTATCTGAAATTCAAGATTCCGCCGCAAGATATTATCGACATGGGGAATGTCGCCATCAATTACTTCTTCGTCTAGTTGCTTGCCGAGATAATAATCTTCTAGTCTTTTGCGGCGTTGAGGTAATTCGAGCACGCTGTCAAAGTATCTAGCGCTTTCGCGAATTCTGGATTCGATGCGAGAGACTAGCTCCTCGTCCTCTATGGGCAATTCGATGGGTGAGGTGGCTACGGTCACCCCGTCTTGATCTAGGCCTTCTGTTTGGTCGAAGTTGTCCATTTGTTTAGTATTGTACCTTTGTTTGCATTATTTGGTATTTGGCGCGGCATTTGCCTGTTTTCATGCCTTCGGGCGTTTCGTAGTTTAAGTGGCCCTTGCACTGAATGACAGTTGGCGCGTATTGATAGCCTATTTCGCCTACGACCATTATTTTTAGGCTCGTATAATACTCAAATACCACATGGCCGCAAATTGGGCAACGGAATTTTTTGGCGATTTGCTCGGTGCCGTCGTCAAGAAAAAGGGTTATGACTGGCGGCTGTAGATTATGGGTGACGGCTTGTGGTGCTTGCATGATTCAATAATAGCAAATTATTTTGCCTCTGGAATTTTAAATTTCTTCTTGGGCGAGTTAAAAAGCTCCCAAAAGTCTTGGTTGGTGTATTCTCCAGATGGCGTTGTGATGATTGTTCGCGGACGAGTAGTTTTGTGCTGCCTTATTCCTCCTGATTGTCCGGGCCGTTTGCCTATGCTTAATAGCGCTATAGTCAGCGCGTCGTAAGCGTGGTCTTCTCCGTCGGTGTCAATGTCTTCTGGGTTAGTTTCGTCGAGGACTAGTTCGGGTATCGTTCTTATGTGATTAATGCATAGCTCGTGAATCTGTAGCCAGGGTTTGCCATCTGCGGCATCGGCAAGGTATTCGTGCAACAACGCCTTGCGATTGAGTCTCGCTCCTCGTTCTAGGGTTCTGCCCTTTTCTATGCGTATTTTGCCGTTGCCGTTTTGGATATTGGAAAAAATCTCAGCAATACTGTTGCCGCCAGCTATTGATGCGAAGCAGTCGTGCGGCAAAACTATGTAGTCGACCTTTTCTTGCTTCGTAAAAAATTCGATGTCTTTGGCCCAGTCGCCGGGCTTGGCTTTGTTTTGATAAATTTCTCGATAACAATAAACGCGCGATATGCCGTATTCGTTCTCGGGGCAGATACCGATCCAGCTTGCCGCGCCGGGGTCGCTGTATCCCCAGTCAAAGCCGATAATTTTCTTAGTAAATTGCTCAATTGGGTAGTCAAAGCTCCTGGTAACGTGTTTAGCGTGTTGCCACTCCATAAAGGCTTGGCCGACGAAAGAGTCCCAGTCACCTAATCGCCAAGCTTTCCAAAGGGCTAGGTCTATTTTTCTAAGTCCGTCTAGGTATCTTATGTAGTCGGGGTCAAGTTCTTTAATTCGAGGGTTGTCGTCGACGGTGGCATGTATAAAAATGCGGCTTCGCCCGTCTTCGCCTATAAATGGTTTGCCCCAAGGCGAAGGGCTAATAAATCTTCGCTTGACCCAGCCATGGCCGATGCCGCCGGGATTAGTGGTGGCGAATACTTGGGGCGGTATATCGGGTATCGTTGATCGACAAGAACCCAAAATCTCGACGTAGTAGCGCTCTTGAGGGATTAAAGTTAGTTCTTCGATAAGAATTCGCTGGTATTCGTGACCTAGATACTTTTCGTATGATTTCCTGTCCTTGAGGTGTCCCAATCTGAATGTTGCGCCAGATGGCCATCTGAATTCGTCGCCAACGTGAACTCCGCCTAGCGATTTATACATGCGGCTGGCGCGGTCGATCCAGTCTGTTAAGTCGCTAAAGTTTTTGCGTAGGATTAGCGCTCGGTAGCGCGGGTGGTGTATTAAAAGTTTGCCGGGCTCGTATTCTTCGCCTAGTAGCCAGACTATGCCTGCGTCTGTTTTGCCTGGTCCACGACTGCCGCCAAATAAAACTTCGTATTCTCTGCGCACAAGCGCTTCTTCTTGTTTGGGGAAGGGTTTCCAGACCTCCATTATTCTTTATTTTTTTGCGGTACGTATATCAGGTAGCCTATCGGTTCGCCATCGCTTGTGAGGTCGATGTTTTGTGTCGCCTTGCCTTCGGTTCTGTCGGTAATTTCTTTGACGTCAGCTAGTGATTTTCTGGCGGCAAGTATGCGACTAAGGGCAAGGATCTCAACTACGGTTTTCTCTGAGTCGGGCTTGTCGGCGATTTTTTTTAGTTCTTCGAACGACATGCTTAAAAATCTTCTGTATTGATAGCTAAATGATGTTTCCTTTTTCCATCTGCCGTTAGATCGGTTTTGCGGATTGACGTCAAAGCCGGCAACTGGCTTATTGCCTTTACAAAAGCGGCCTCTTTCGTCCCTTTTCTCCGATTGGTTTCTATCGGCGGCGTTCATTGTTTTATATATTAGTCAGCTTCTCGAATAAATTCAAAGCGCTTAAGATTGCTTGGTCCATATTATAGTATTTATACTCGGCTAAACGGCCGACGAAGTATACGTTTTGGCTTTCCTGCTTGCTGGCTTCTTGCCTGTAGGCTTCATATAAAAGGCGATTGCGGGGGGAGGGGACGGGGTAATAAGGCTCACCGTCGTCACAAGAATATTCTTTGGCGATGACGCTATATTCGCTTTTTTGGTTGTAAAATTTCTTATAATCGACGATGCGTGTGAATGGACAGTCTAGGCTCGGATAATTTACAACCGCTGTTGGTTGATAGTTTTCGATTTTAATTGTTTCGTAGTCAAACTTTAAGCTCCTATATTCTAGTTTGCCGAATTTGTCCGCGAAGTAACCATCTATTTTTCCAGTAAAAAACACTTTTTTAAAGTTCTTAAAGCGCTTCGAGTAGGGCGTATTGAGTAGAATTCTTATGTTTTCGTGGTTTAATAAGTTCTTAACAAAAGTGGTGTAGCCTTGCTCGGGTAGGGCCTCGTATTTATCGCTAAAGTATCTGTCGTAAAAGTTGGTTCTGACCGGTATTCTTTCTAAAACTGACGGCTCAAGCTCTGAGGGGTCTTTATTCCATTGCTTGAATGTATAGTTCTCGAAAAGTAATTTATAAAGCTTTTCTCCGACTCTTGCGAGGGCGGCGTCTTTTGAGTTTTTAATTTCGCCTTTATATTGGTGTTTTTCGAGCCAAGCGATCATTTCTTCTTCTGATTGGATGTTAAGGCGTAGTAGTCGATTTACGGTTGTAATATTAACCGGAATTGGCACAAATTGATTGTTGACAAAAGCGGTAACGCGGTGTTCGTAGGGTATCCATCGGGAAAAGCGATTGACGAAGTGCCAGACTTTGTCGCTGTTAGTGTGGAATATGTGTGCACCGTATTTGCTTAGCCTGATGCCGGTTTTTTTGTCGATATAGTCAAAAACGTTGCCTCCTATATGATTGCGCTTATCTATAACAAGCACTTTTTTGCCTGTTTCGGCGAAGCAGCGGGCTAGTGTAGAGCCAGACAGTCCCGCTCCGACTATTAAGTAATTAAACTTGCCCATTTTCTCTGTAGTGTATCGTCCAAAGGGTTTTTTTAACTTCGTCGAGCACTTTATCGCTTATGATTAAGTCTCTGTCCCATTGTTTGGGTTTTTTTAGGTAGTGTTTGTGCTGAAGAAAAGGGGTTTTTGGCTGGTAGATGATTTAACCATGTAGCTGACTTTGCGGGCGTAAATGTCGGGATAAAGGCTCTCTATATATTCTCCGCGCTGATTTTCTTTGAGCATAGAAAGATATAACTGTCTGTTGCCGTCGATTGAGCTTTTTTTGCCTGTTTTACCATAAGCAAAGGCATTGCGGATAACGCAGCTTGGTTTGCCGTTGTTGCCGTTGTAAATACTCATAAGTATGTCGTCTTCGGTGGCGTTTTCGAATTGAAAATTGGGGTCGACGCGGTGGACGAAGAAACTGTAGGGGAAGCCGGCGGTGATTTTGATTTCGTCGCTTGTAGAGTAGTAGTAGGCCATCTCTATGCCGACGGCCCCAGAGTTGGAGTTTTCCGCAACAAAAAACAAAAGCTTCATGATGTCGTAAAAGGCTGCGGGCTTTCTTTTTTTGATTACTATATTTTTTCCGTTCATTCTGTATCGGAGAACGGTAATATTGTCATCTAGGTGGCAGACATAATCGTAGCGGTTTTCGATTGCGTATTGGTTTATTGTTTCGCGGGTCTCCGCTCCTAGGTTAGGCTTGGCTTCTCTTTGGCGCGCCATAAATTCCTCGTGGAGCTTGGGGCTGGTTTCTACAACCTTAAGTCCGCTTATTTGCTTGTATTGCTCGATTGCGCTAGGGTTGTTTGAAGCGATAATAAAATCTATGCCGTCTTTTTGAAGTTTTTCTCTGATGGGGGGAATGAGGAAGCGTCTTAATGTGGCGTTGTTGGGATAAATTCTGCCGCCGAGTATGGCTACAAGTTTTTTATTGTTTAAAGACATATGCCTTTTTCTGTCCCAGTAGCTGTTTTTTAATTTCGTCCGTCATGTCGATGCTCTCTAATTCGTAAAGGCTAGTTATTTTGTCTAGGTCGTTTAGGTTCTCGTAGGCGACTATTACGATTGCCATTAATTTTTTGTGCGCATTAGGGGTGGGGACTTCGGGGGTTGGTATTTTGTTTTCCCAGTCTGGGGGTAGGTCTACGCCCCACTCGCTCAAATCGTTTGGCTCGTATTCGTTGGCTAAGATATCCCAGTTCCAATCGCCATAGGCGGTGTTGTCTTTGATAATGAATTCTTTTTGTTTTTCTTCGGGCCAGTCTACTATACGAACCGGGACCTTTGTCCAGCCCGCTTCCTTCATGGCTCTAAGGCGCATATTACCGCCTAATACGACGTAGTCTTTGTTAACGACGATTTCTCGCACTTCGGACATTTCAGGAAATTCTTTGAGCGATTGGACGAGTTTTCGGTATTTGTCATCTTTGATAATTCGGGGGTTGTTGGGATTGAGCTTGAGTTCGGAGATTTTTAGAATGGTTTTCATAAAATTTCTATGCCACAATCTCTTTTATTTTGCTTGCTTCTTTGCCGATGCCCTTAAATTCGGCGCTTTTTAGTGTTTTTTCTTTGTATTCTTTTTGTCTTCTCTCTAAATCTTTACCATATTTAATTAATCGGGGCAAGCCGGCTCGCTCTAGCTGTTGATCGGTGTAAACGTCTTTGGCTCGTCGGGGGTATAACTTGATGAAGTCTGGATTAATATCTATTTCGCGCCTGGCTCTGTTGTAGGTGTGTGGCGGTATCATGTCGCCTTCGTATAGAAGTGACTGCATGCGGTTTCGGTTTCTCGTTAAAAGTCCCTCAATTTTAGCTCCGTCAGCCTCCGACATGTGCGAGCAATGGGGGCAGTACTCTTTGCCGTTGGCATAAATAATTCTGTGGGTTGTCGAATGGCAGCTCGCGCAAATCATTCCTCGATTAAGCTTTCAAATCTCCTCTTCTCTTCTCCGTGTAATTGTTCGAAGGTTTTCTCTTGAGGAGTTATGTGCCTAATTCCGCCAGATTGCAGCGGTTTGTTGCGACGTACGTATTGCTGTTTTTCTTCGCTTTTCGTTGTTTCCCTAAGGGCAAGTTTTCGTCCGTATAGAGTGCCGATAAAAAAGATGAGGGCATTGGCTAGGCTAAGGGCTAGTATTTCAATTCCATTCATTTTGTCGGGTCGGCTTTTGAGGTAAATCTTGGCTTGAGGCTATAAGCAAGAAAGAAAGCTTTGAAGCATTGCGGACACTGTATCCATTGGTCGGCTAGCCTAGTGATTTCTACGCTAGTTCTACAAGGGCAGGGCAATTTGACTACGGGGCAACGTTGTTTTTTGTCGCTCAGATTTTTACGAATGATGCGGGTTGCCGCGTCTTCGTACTCAAAGCCTCTTGGGTATAGCATGTAACCATTGTATTAGAGTTAAAAAAAGTCAGCAACATATAACCTACGGTTCTAGAGTAAGCGGGGAAAATGGGATTAACACACAACCTAAGGTTATAGGGAAAGGCGGGAAAATAGGAGTTTTTTTACTATAGTTTTTAGGAGAGTTCTCTTCTTTTTATGCTTTTTGGGCGCTTTCTTGCTTCTGTATTCTCTGTATTCATTGATTTTGTCATTAATCAGTTGGGCGATATCTTCAATTTTCTCTGGTACGGGTTTGCCTCTGAGGGTTAAATAAACGTAGTTCGCTTCGTCGGAAGTTAGGTGTTTTGTTAAAACTAGCAGTGCGAGATACAGTTTAATCTTGCTCCTTTCTCTCTTCGTCTTCTATAATGATAGTGTTCGTTGTCATGCACATTATCGAGACGGAGGCGGCGTTTTCTACGATATTGCGCACGACTTTAACGGGGTCGATGATTCCTGCCTTGACTAAGTCTTTAAGTTCTCCGTCTATTACGTCAATGCCCTGCCCGAATTTCGCGTTTCGCACGAGGGCCATACTCTCACCCGGATCGTAGCCTGAGTTTTCCATTAGGCGCTTAAACGGGAGAGTTAGCGCTTCACGGACAATGTCTATGCCGATGCGTTCTTCGCTGTTGGCTTGAATCAGTTCGCTAGACAAGGCGTCTCTGGCTCGTAATAGCGTAGTTTCTCCACCCGGGACAATGCCTTCTTCTATGGCGGCTTTGACTGCCGATATGGCGTCAATGACTCGTTCCTTTTTTTCTCTCATCTCTACTTCCGAAGAAGCGCCAACATTGATAACGGCAATTCCTGAGGTAAGTTTAGCTAGTCTTTCTTGAAGTTTCTCTCTGTCAAAATCGGAGATGTCCGGATTTTCCATCTCTTTTTTGATTTGTTCGATTCTCGTTTGGACGTCTGATGGATTGCCTTTGCCGCCAACGATAAGGGTTGAATCGTCCGTCGAGATTACTTTGTCTGCTCGGCCAAAGTCTTCGATAGTTAAGTCGCGTAGCGACAAGCCGGTTTCTTCCGAGACGATACTCGCTCCGGTGATGGCTGCAATATCGTTAAGGAATGCTCTTCTTTTGTCGCCGTGCAGTGGTGACTCTATGGCAATAGTGTTGAGGACGCCTTTTATTTTATTCATAACAAGGCCCGCGACAATCTGCGGCTGAAATTGATCGGCAATAACCACTAGATTATTCGTGGGCGTTTCGC